GTGGTAAGTATAAAATTTTAGGTCTTCATAAGTCTGCCATTGGATACGGGACACAGTTAACTGAAACAGAGGCACAACGTCTGCAAAATTCCTTTGCAGATGGTATTCGTGGTCTTATGGTTTATGGTGGAGATATCCTTCGTCAAGAGTCAATAGCGGTACTTACAGCTACAGTTACATCAATTACTCCGGAAAAACCAGGTGGAGGGGCTTAATAAGCCTTCTCCATTTTTTTCTTTTACGTAAGTAGGTGATTAGATGGAAGATATGAAAGCAGAAATTTTAAAACGTGTAAAACTGCAAGTACCTAATATAATTGATGAAAATTTATTAATAAGCATTGAAGATACAATGTTAATGGTTGCAGAGTATACCAATAGAACTATTTCTGAATTCCCTCCTGCTTATCCTGGTATCATCGCTAAAATGGTGGTTCATGAGTATAAGGAGCGGGAGAGAGAAGGGAAGAAAGGCGAATCATTAGGTAACTATTCTGTTACTTATGATGACGTGGGAGATTATCCAGCAAGCATCACGAAGGGGCTGAAAGTGAGGTTACGTATTCGATGATTCAGTCAATGATTCGCAAGTTTGGAAAAGATGCTACAGTACTTCGCAACGCTGGTTTTGATGATGGACCATATCCAACAGAAGAATGGAAAGAAATCAATACTGTTAAAGGTGTATTGGATGCAATCCAAGGGACAAAGGATGCTCGCAATAAGAAAGTAGAAGAGAAAAGCACACATTTCTTTTACTGCATGCTTTTCGACGTAACTATTCAAGATAGATTAGTTATCGATAAGAAGGTATACAGCGTTACTTATCCGGGCGATCCAATGAATGCGGGTAGATTCTTTCAAATAGAATTGGAGATGTTGCCATATGAGCATGAAATTCCAATCAAATAGAGCCGCTGTTATGGCAAGACATTTGGCTGCAAAGAAAGCAGCTCATACTGCTATTGGTCAATTTGTATCTTCTAAAGCTAAATTACTTGCTGCTGTAGACACTGGCAATTTAAGAAGAAGCATTAGTTCTAAAGCAGAGCAAGAAAAAGTTGTTATCGGTACTTCTGCTGATCATGGAATTTATGTTGAGAAAGGAACAGGAATTTATGCTGTAGACGGTGATGGGCGTAAAACTCCTTGGATGTACCGTGACCCTAAAACAGGGAAGATGGTTAAAACTCAAGGGCAACATGCACAGCCTTTTCTTAGACCAGCAGCAGAGAGCAATAAACCGCAAATTACACAAGTTGGCACGCGAACCTATTCGTCNTTAATGAGGTAGATAGCATGAATGACTTTATAAATATATTACACAGTGAATTAAAACAGATTCATAAAGAAACGTATTATGAAATNGCTAAAACAACCGCTGTAATGCCTTATTTNGTNTACANGGTTANTGATGATAAAGAACCATGGGGAAGAAAAAATATCATGCTTACAATTGATATTTACGGTACTTCTGCTCATCTTGCTCAAATAGATGAACTGATTACGAAACTAGAAAGCAATCTTCATAGAAAAAGGTTAAGCAGCGCTGAATTTGGTGCTGCTATTTCTTATCTTTCGAGTCAGAAAGTACCTGATTCAGACCCAAATATCATACGCAAAGAAGTGCGGCTTATTTTACGAACTTATTTTAAACAATAGAAAGGGTGGATTATATGGCAGCTCCACAACCAAAATCAGAGAATGTCCTCTTCGGAGATTGGGGTGCATTCTTCTTTAATTATGGAGAAAAAGATGAACTTCCTGTAGGCGCTACGCAAGGTGGCGGTTCTTTTAAGTATGAACCAGAGTTTAAAGAAATTGAATATGATGGTTCTCCTGGTGACACTATGGGGATGAAACGTATTACGAAATCAAAAACTCAAATTAGTTTTAAAACACTTGAATTCCTTGATAAAGATAAAATTAAAAACTTTATTGCTGGATTAAAAGTTTCCGAAGAAACCGTTACGAAAGACGGAAAAACTATCAAATACGATGTAATTGAAGCGACAGAACGTCTTACGAAAGAAAGTTATCTTAAAAATGTGGCATGGGTTGGTGAAACTTTAGGTGGCGATATCGTTGAAATTATCGTATATAACGCATTATCTGACGGTTCATTAGAACTAGGATTTGAAAACGAAAGTGAAGTTGTTCCAGAAGTAACATTCACAGGACACCGTGATCCAGAAAACATTCGAAAAGTACCATGGAAAAAACGTATTTTAACAGCAACAGAAGTAGCAAAATTAATACCAGCAGGTTAAAGAGTGGGGACAATCCCTGCTCTTTTTATTTTAAGGAGGAATAAATGTGACTATTGCAATTCAAGAAAAAGAATACAAAGTGAGACAAATTCATGGCGGAGATTTATTTTCTGTAGTTCGTATTTTGAAGAAATCGAAATTTAAGGTTGATATTAACTTACTTAAAGATTTAATGATGGGCGTACGAAATAAAGAAGGGGCAACACAAGCAGATGTATTAGCTGCACAAGAGACGTTCGGTTACGACATAATCATGAAGTTTATTTTCGGATTAGAAGAAGCGGAACAGGAATTCTTTGAATTTGTAGCTGGACTTTTAGTCCATGAAGGTGAAAAAGGTAAAAAAACATCTCCAGATTGGGAAACAATACGAACTTTAAATCTAGAAGAGTTAGTTAAGCTGTTTACTGCAATCAAAGATTCAGAAGTTGGATTGGTTAAACTTTTTTCCAATGCGGTGAACTTGATGAAATAGACTTCATCGATACTTTAGCTTCTCGTTATCCAAACATGGAGTACATACGTGGCTTGGAGGCCGAGATAGTTATTAATCTGTATCTCACCGCAAAGAAAAAAGAAATGAATCGTATGTTATGGGAGGAATGGTGCGCGCTACAACCGTACTGCGATGAAACATTTCCTCAATTTAAACATAAGCGTGAAAATCCTACGCAAGAACAGGTGCATCAATATAACAATTCAATTGAACAAACACCAAAACAGAAACTCACAAAAGAAGAAGTGTTTGCTTGTGTTGCGAAAATCCGCGGAAAGGCTGGTGAATAGATGGAACTCTTTAAAATGTTTGGGTCAATCTTTTTAAAGGATGATCAGTTACAAAGGGGATTGACTAATGCTGAAAGAAGCGGACAAAGAACAACTGGCATCTTAGGACGAGGATTCGGTCAGGTTGGACAAGCAGCAGTAGGATTAGGTTCATCCGTTGGTGGAGCTGCTATAGCTTTGGGGGGATTAGTGGGCATTGCTGTTGGTGTAGGTGCTGCAATTGCTGGTGTAGTTCATGTGGGTTCTGAGTACACGAAACAAATGTCAAAGGTAGAAGCTCTTTCACGTTCGAATGGATTACAAATGGCCGAACTTGGAGCTAACGCTCGTAAGCTTGGTGCTGATACCAGGTGGTCTGCTACAAACGTAGCTGAAGCCTATGAATATATGGCCCTCGCAGGTTGGGACTCTAATCAAATGATTGCTGCTAGTAAGCCATTACTTGATTTAGCAACTGCTGGTGCATTAGATCTTGCAAAGGCTTCTGATATCGTGACTAAAATATTGGTCAGTTGTTAGGAAACTAGCTTCTAAAAATATCGGGTGAATTCATGGGAAATCTAAATTTATCGGTAATTGATACTATGACTCCATTTTCGGTATAATTAACACATACCAATGAAAGGGGACGGCATCAAATGAATAAGCATGCAATAAATTTCATCAACTTTATTAACGAGGAAACTAATGGGGAATATACCGTATTAGGTGACTACGTTAACTCCTCTACTAAACTGGAAATGAAACATGAGAAATGTGGACTTATCTATGATGTACGTCCTAATGATTTTAAAAGTGGTTGTAGGTGTCCTGAATGTGCAAATATAGGGAGAAGAACCAAACGAAGAAAGACTACATTCTCCGAAGAGGTTAAATCATTAGTGGGTGATGAATACATTTTTTTAGATGTTTATGTAAATTACCACACAAAGTTGAAGGTAAAGCATAAGAATTGCGAGGAAGTATATGAGGTAAGTCCTGCTAACTTCCTAAAAGGAAAGAGATGTCCATCATGTTCTATAATCAAGCGATCTAGAAAACGAGCCAAGACTACAGAGGAAGTCAGGAAAGAAATATATGACTTAGTCGGTAATGATTACACCATTATAGGAGAGTATAGAAACTATGTAACTCCTATCACTATTAAGCACAACAAATGTGGTCATGAATATTTTGTAACCGCAGGAAACTTTATATCTCATGGAAAGAGATGCCCAAAATGTAAATTTAGTAGGGGAGAAAAACGTGTGAGGGACTATCTAGAATCTCATAAATATAAATTTGATGAACAATATAGATTCTCTGATTGTAAACTGTCTCTACCATTGCCATTTGACTTTGTTATTTTTAACGAGGAAGGTAACATAACACATGCGATTGAATACGATGGAGAATTTCATTTTCATAAGAAGTTTAGGTCTAACGAGCAGTTCGAATTGCAGAAAGTTAGAGATGAAAAGAAGAACGTTTACTGTAGGGAAAAGAAGATTAAACTTATCCGGATACATTATAAACACTTCGAAAATATTGAAAAGATACTTGATGCTAAATTACCGTAAATAAGACAATCATGAGCCAAGCCTGTGTGGAAACACTAGGAAGGTGCAACGACTAGATAAAGTAAGCTAAGTAAAAAAGACACTCAAAAGGGGGTCTTTTTTATATGCAGAAATATCCAAGAGCGCCCGACACCCTAACGTAAAGTCGAGGGTGAAGATATAGTCTGAACTGGGGATGAAAAGACATCCCGTAATGCGGTGAAAACCCCAGAAGTATCAGATAAAGAGCTGATACGATAACAAATTGGATACAATGACCCCATTCGGAATGAAGGCTTCTGAAGCAGGAAGAGCAGCCGATGTATTCGCGTTAGCCCAAGCGACTGCCAACTTAAATGTTGAACAACTCGGCGAGACCATGAAATATGCAGCTCCTGTAGCTGCTACATTCGGTTTAAACATTGAACAAACAGCTGCAATTGCTCAGATATTTGCAAATAACGGTATCAAAGCTTCTATGGCTGGTACTGCATTACGTGCCGGATTATCTCGTTTAGCTGCCCCGCCGAAAGAAGCTGCTAAATCGTTATCAGCATTAAATGTAACTGTAAAGGATTCACAAGGTAATTTAAAACCAATGAATGAGATTATTGGTCAATTACACGATGGTTTTGGGAAGTTAACCGACGCTCAACAAATCGCTGCTGCAAAAGCAATCTTCGGTGAAGAAGCGTATGCAGGATGGATCCAAGTTATTAAAGGTGGTAAACCTGCCTTTGATGATATGGTAAATACCCTCGAAACTGCTGAAGGCTCTGCAAAGGTTATGGCTGAAACAATGGCAAATAACTTATCAGGTGCAGTTGATGGCGTTAAATCACAATTAGAAAATTTAGGGCTTGTTGTTTTCTCGCATGTTGAACCAGCACTTGTTGCAATGACAAACGGAACAAATAGTGCTGTTAAATCTCTTACTGACTGGCTTGATCCATCTGGTAGAGCTGTTGAAGCAGCTAAGCTAATGCAACAAACTGATCAGCAGTTAGCTCAATCTAAAGCCATTCTTGATATGAATCTCAAAAAGGGGAAAATAACGCAAGAAGAGTATAACGAAAAGTTAGCTCTATCTAAGAAGCATGCCGAAGATATGATGAACGCTGAT